AAGCGGGCGACCGGCATTCTCATTCATTCCCGGCACGCCGTAACGTGATAGCAGGTAAGTAAACGCATCGCCAAGGTCGGAGAAGATACTCGGCTTCTTGGGCAGTGCCGAGCGCAGCTCTCCGGTTGGGGACTTGGCATAGTACCAACGCCCGTCAAGTGCCCTTATCAAGTCCTTGGTGTAGGGTCCATCCTCGACGATAACGAACCGCTTGCGGTCAAAACTCCTGACCAGAATATCCTTGCGCACAGGCCACTGAACCGGCCCCGGCTCGAACCAGCCACCGCCTAGCATACTTTCGATCATCTTCAAGGCGGCATTCTCGATGTCGGCTTCCGATCCCTTCATTTTCTCCATGGTACCCTGGCTAGGGTCAAAGCCGACAAAGGCAAAGGTATCGGGGTCTCTCAGCACCCAAGGCGCAAAGCGCCCTAACCACGGAGTCACCATTTCTTCCATCAACTGCTTCATGCCGGCGCCCTTGATGAACAAGCCGGCCTTTACCCTAAGCGACCGATCGAGATACTGCGCTATGACGCAGGTAGGGGTATGGCCGAAGTCAAAACCCATGTATACCGGCTCTCCCGGCAGGCAGGGAATGATCTCGTTACTGGTATTGTCGTGGCGGGTAAAGCCCTGGGCGACCTGATCGCCCATCATAAGCACGCCGGGCTGACCCAAGATAAGCCTTCTCACCAAGTCCGGTCTATTCGCCAGCGAGTCCACCCACCCTAACCGATCGCTCTCAGAGGCACGCTCACCGGCTGGCACCCTAAACCACTGGGCATTCTTGACCGTCGACGACACCCCCATGCACATCTCCAACGGACTGCCTTGGGGGTAATCGTTGAAAACCGCCGGCCAGGGAAGTCTCATCTTGTTGAATATCTCACGGAATTGCTCAGGATGGGCAAACACCGGATCGTAAGTAGGGTTAGCCCGCTGCCATGTCCAATGATCCTCGTCGGGGTAGTTTTCCGTCGTCACCGCCGGATAGAAATGCGACGGTATGCGCCCGCTGGACTGTGAGGTCAACCCCAGGTTCCAGGCATCCTCACTTACCCCTGAACTCGTCACCATGACCGCGGACGGCGCCGGCTCCTCAAACCATATCCCCACGGTCTCCATCCTCATCCGGTCCATCGCCCCCTGATCCTCAATACCGAATAGGTCGACTCTGACTAAGGGAGTACCAGCAAGGTAGAAAGTAGCCACATGATCGTTGTCACTGAGTCTCCAGCCCCCCTTAAATATCGCATTCTCGAAGCTTTTAATGGTTTTGTGTTTGTGGGAGGTAAAGGTATCAGTAACCCCCACCCAGGGAACGGGTAGAGGGAACCCCGCGGCATGGTGCGCCCTGGCGTGCTCTATCGCCCCAACCATCCACCCTATCGTCTTACCATCCCCACGAGTCCCAAAGCAGAATATCTCCCGCCTATCCGGATGCTTCCCCCCATCCCGGATGGTCTGGACAAACTCCGCCACCACTGGCTGCTCCATGAAGCTGATCTCAGCCTTCTGGTTTGCCTGACGGGGGTCTACTTTGTGTTTAAGTTTCGGCATTGGCAATAAACTTTATGCCTTTTAACTCCCACCTCTTTCGGGTAGCCAAGCTAAACCACCTGTATCGCCGATCACACCTGCTGCACTTATAGCCCACCAAATAACCCCTCGGCGCTCGTTTCAGGCGTACCATGTCACACTTACCTTCACATCTGATCTTGTGGCGTAGCTTAGGCATTACCCCTCGGATAAGAGTTGCTTAAATGGCAACGGTGGACGCTGTAGGGGTACTCTCGTCGTGGGTGATAAGTGAAGCATGGGACGGTGTTAGCTTAAAATGGGGGAAATGTATAGCCAATACCTTAACGTAGAGGGGTAGGGGGGTAAATTCGGGGGTCCGGGGGTCACCTCGTAGGGAAAACGACCCCCCCCATGCCACTACTACCAGCACCACACTCCACACTCCACACTCCACACTCCATGTTCTATTCCTAAATACATAGAGATAACGCTATGTTTACATAATATACCATATCAGACACGATGATCTGAGGTATATCATGGACTTACCACTATCAAACAACTAAGGCTTTATGGGGTTTATTATCTTAGCTTCCTCAAGGTCATTACCTAACTTACTAAGGCTATTATCGGGTGTTATTGCCCTATTTCCTGAGGATGGATAAGAAATGGCTAATGCAACTGGTCCGACACTATTCAAGCTAAACCCTTCTCTATATTGAGGTTTTAGGCCTTTTAGGAGTGCAATACGCTCAGAGGTAAATACTTCTCTGAAATTACCCGAAACTTCCCCCTTATAGACAATATCACTTTTATGCCCCTCAATGGCATCTCCCAACATAGTCGACTCAAGTATATCGCCAACTAAATCCCGCGCATATTCAACAGCTTGTTTGTATTCTGGCTTATGTAACCAGATATAGTGAATACGCCAGTCACACTTCATATATCGAGACGCTTTCTCGACACTGAAGTGGTTTTTGAGTAATACTGATATGAAGTGTATTTGACGAGGTTTTAGAGGTTTGAATACTGGAATACGCTTTAATTCATTTATCCGTGGGAAGTTACGAGTGGCTGCTGAGGGAGGCATGAGTTAAAGTATTTCTAACAAACGGAACACGCCCCTACCACTAGCATAATTGCCGGCACGCTCGATCCACTTACCAGTGCCAGGCCACAAGTCAAATACTCTATCGTTATGCTTAATGATTATGTGTGCACCGCTGTTATGGCTGGTAAATGAAATACCGCGCTCCCGGAGTAGATCTGGTGTCGAGTTTCTATTACTAGCGCGTTTTGCCTTGCTCTTTTCCGCATTGAGTCTAAACAACTCGAAGTCCATTTGACTCCCCCTTTAATCTATTTTCTACACTTACCACTCACTAAAGGCAAGATATTTCTTTTACAGACGCCAGTGGCAATCGAGCTTGACTACTTCGTATGAGCACACCACTCCATTTGAGTAGGAGTCTTTAGGGTTGTTGGGAGGATGGAGGCCCTTGTACAGGGGGTATATAGGGGGGAAATCTTGATGTATGTCAAGGAAAATCTTTAGTCAGTACCAACAAATATCAATGTTATATCTATTCAAACACTCCATGAGATCATCGGGCATTCCAGAGAAAACAAGGCATTATTATTTGCCTCTTGACTTCCACTAAGCAGATGCTATAATAGACGTATGTTGAATGTAAAAGCTATACGGACAGCACTGCAATTGACTCAGGAGCAACTAGCACAGCGCATGGGAGTTTCCTTTGTGACTGTTAGCCGCTGGGAGCTAGGGAAGTCCAAACCTAGCTCAATGGCTCGCAGGCAACTAGAGCGGCTCGCCAAACTCTCACAACCGTCTATTAAACAACTCGAGTAAAATTATTTTAAATTATTTTTAAATAATACTTGACATAATGCTATGCGTTTGCTATAACACTATACATGGAGGGAGTTAACATGAAAACGATTGAAATTTCACAAAGCCGATTCAATAATCTCATGCGTGAATTACGCGAAGTCGGCTATAGCGCAATGTCGAAAGAGGATCAAATAATCCTTGACGCATGGGACAATGGTAATTGCAGGATTATTAGCGCCGACAACAATTATCAATTCTATTGCCGATTAAAATGGGCTGCAGCAAAAATAGAATTTTAACATCAACGTGCAGGAGGGAATGAAAATGGAAAACGGAAAACTCACTGCGGAAGATTTAGTCCAGGAAGCTTACGAGGATTCTCTTTATGTATTCCGCCTGGCATCTCAGGCCTTTAGCGCAGTGCAGGTAGCATACCGCGGACGGGTCATTAATGATGATGAGTTTCTCCGTGGGCGCAAGATATACCACTTGGCGCAATTAGCCGCTGACAACGCTGAGGAAGTCTATATCAACGCCATGAAGAAGTTCCGCGACTAACATCAGCGTGCGCAACGCCCGCCTGCCAAGGCGGGAGAATGGAAAGGGGTTTATCATGGAAATGCAAATCTTTAAAAAAGGCGCTCTGTACTCTGCCGACTGTGCGAAGTGTGGCATGACTAATTTCACCCATGAATGGTTTCACGACGACCATAACAATAGGCGCGATGCCATGAAAGACGGCACTCTACAATGTGATGAGTGTCACGGACACGTCGATGCCGATACGTTCATGTACTGCGGTAAGCAGTACGCCGGATGGTATTCGATGCCGGGATATCTCGACCATACTGACCTTAGTTTCAGCGCAAACCTTCGTAACCTTAAACGCGAGTTGCGTGAATACTATGGCGACGAAGACTAGTCCCATCATCGGCAGCTCTTACGAGAGCTGCCCATTGATCGGATTAGGCGTGCGTAACCACCATGTTGCCAAACATGGGAGAAAGAAAAGGGGATAACATGAAAGACACACTATGGGCCTACAAGGCCATCGAGACACGCTATATCGGACCG